AAATCAGGATCATTTACTGTTGTTGAATATCTTGTGTGAGAAGGGGTTTTTAATGCTGTATTTGTAGCAAGATTTGAATCAGGATTATCATCTGTTGTATCTTCTATATAAGAAGGGAATCCCCATCTTACCCGTGCATTTGTAACTGTAGTAGCCGCAGAAGATCCTATTACACATTGTGTTGCAGATATGTAGGAAAAAATATTAGTAAAATGAACACTCCCGCCAGTTCCAGCACCTTCTATAATTATATTTTTTCCTACGTCGGAAGGCGTAAATAAAGCATTATTAATTGTTAATGTAGTATTTCCGGAATTAATACTTCCATAAGATTCACGGGAATCATCTCTTGGAAGTCCATAAACAAAAGCTGCTTCCTCTGAAACATTAGCAGCTTCCGCTCCCGTGTAATCAGTAGTATAAAGATATGTATTTCTGGTAAAATTTAAATCACCATTTCTAATTAAATTTTGATGGATATATTGCCTTTCAGCTTTAGATGCTTCTTCTGTTTGAGCATCTACAATTCTATTTTGAACATCTGTTAGTGTTGAAATAGTTCTCTCTAATACAGATATTCGATGAATTAATTCTGATTGATTTAAATCTAATATATTCATCAGAAGAATCTTTTACTATTCTCTACTGTTCCAAATATTTGAACTTTCTCTACACCCATTCTCTTTGAATAATCTGTTTTTGGCATTATTATTTTTACATTTAATGTTTCCAGTCTTGGAAGAAAATGCCTGAAATAAACAGATATGACGTTTTCACTTCCGGTAGTTATGGTATAGTTTTTTATTTTCTCTCCAAAGTTTCCATTTAAAGTTACATTTATAATTTTACCTGGAAAATCTGAATGCAGATATATTTTTGTTCCCATCCAATTAACTCTGCCTTGAGGATAAATTAAAATTTCCGGAGATTGAAAAACTCCGTCTTTTTGGGAAATTGTTGTTGTTTCAGGATTTTCAAAAAGAACTGTATAGAAATTCCCAGATGATATTTCTTTAACTGAAATATAGGGTAAAAAATTAAATACAGTTCCGCTTACAACATCAAAAAGATTTAAAGTTTGTTCTTCTAAATTAAATGGAGAAGACCAGGTTAATGTATGTAAATTAAATAAGTATGATGTTTTTTTGTTTGTATAAGCAACAGAGTTTAAATGTGGAATATAGTGAACTACTACATTATCAGGCTTCCAGTTTTTCATTGAATGTGCAACAGCATTTGCAAATGAATTATCCGGAAGTCCGTTTTCTCCCATTGTTACAGCTCCTCTATTTGATGTATAGGCAAATAAAACTCCGTTAGCACTACACCAATTAGAGTTATTTAAAACTCCGGTATCAGACCATATTGTTCTAAGAATTAATGGATTATCTGAATTTGGAGCTAATGATACTGTATGAACACTGGAGTCTGTTGCAACATAAAGGAAAGACCCCTGAGGCTCTGGAAGAATTGCTGTTGGAGTTTTAGGCAAAAATGCTAAATGTTCTGGATGAAAACTTTCCGGAAAATTTCTGATACTAGCCTGAATTCCGTTGTCATATACTCCAACCAAAATTACATAGTTCTCCAGACGTGCAGCAAATTTAGCAGCTTGCGGAGGATAATCATCAATATAAGCCAAAATAGGTAAAAGGTCGGAATCATTATATTCTATTCTATACGCACGGGGGATTGAGTTGATTGTTGCTAGATCTGTTTCATTTATTTCTTTAACAAGGAAATGAGCTCCAGTTGCTCCAAATCCTGCCTTTGTTCCAAATATAGCCCATCTGTCAGCTCCGTTTGTTGGGGGAAGTGGGAAAGAAATTATTGCAGTTTGATTCTTAAACATCAGAGGAGCTGATGCTGGGGATGCAATCGAGCGTGCACCAGTAGAACTTCTTACTGCAGCAATCTTGAAAGAATAAAGCCCATCAAGAAGTCCCTGATTTGGTGGAACAGGATTTTCTGAAAAAATTGTTGGAGCTGCTGGCTGCGTAAATCCTGCAACATACCATTTTGGATAAGTGTATCCTGTTGATTTTGGAGCTATTTGAAGAATGCTGGAAGCTGTAACATCTCCAAAGGGAGGAACAGTATTAGTTAGTATGTTCCCTTTATAAACGACTTTACCACTCCCAACAACCAGAAGGGATTCATTTATAAAATTAAATAAAGAGCCTGAGGCTGTAACTGTGGAGTAATCTGCAAGACCTCCTAATCCTCCAGCCAGATTAAATAAATATCTTGCTCCTGTTCCAGTCTGTTTAAAAGATCCTCCATAAATATGGATATTATTCCCTCCAATAATTGCTACATTGGAAGATCCTGGAGCAAGAGTATTCTCTGGTGAATGAGCAAATCCAGTGTCATAGAATCCACCATCAAAATTAAATTCATATAGAAGCTCTTGCCTCATTAAATAACTCTCCGCAAATGTTACACCTAAAGATTCTAAGTAACTTTTTATCTTTTACAGTTTCTAAATAAAGAAATTTATTTGGGATTAAATCTCCGTTTATATCAGAAAATTTATCACATTTACATTCTGATTTTTCCGAAGCTGTTTTAATTTTTTGATAAAACTCTTTCCTGTCTTCGTCTTGAGTAATTTTTATTGCACTATCAAAATCCCCTATATTAAAAAGGCTTTCTGCCAGACCTTCATTATTTTCAGAAATTTTATAATGTTCAATCATTAACATATTACGATTAATGATCTCTTCTTCTTTTGAAAGTCTTTTGAAAACTTTTTGTTTTATTTTTTCTTGTTCTTCTTGAAGCTCTTTAATTTCTGAATCATTTAGGTTTAAGATTTTTTCTACTTCTTCCCTTGTAAGAATCTTTGGCTTGGAGACTGTCTCTTGTTTCATTTGCATATAAAGCCCTCAATTGTCTTACTGCTTCTGCTTTTGTTTTATGTCCTCCACCATCAAGCGGAGTTCCACTTTTATTCTTTGCTAGCCCGCCACCCTTTTTATAAATTCTCCACTTACCAGAAGAAAAAATAATTTCATAAGGCATACTAGTTTCTCACAGACCTTTCAGTAACATCATCTATTTTATTTATTCCAGTTGCTTTTATATCCTCTAAAATATTTGCATAGATTTGAGAATGAACTTGAACAATTTCTACTGGAACTCCATCTTTAAACAATCTTGTTATTGTTCCACATACTAAAGCATCTTCAAAATAATCTGAAATACTTAATGCCGGAGTAGCATAATTTGGTGTGTATTGACAATAAAAAACTTTTGCATTAGATCCTGTATAATAAATAATGTCATTAGTAATATTAAAATACCCAAAAAGAATAGAATTTTTATCTGTATGTGGAAGTAATGAATAAATATTATTTGGATTTGATCTCCAATTTTCTATGTTAGTTCTTGATGTATATTCAGCTTCTTTTTCTGTATTATCAGAAGCTAAACATCTAACAGAAACTATTTCTCCAATTCTTTTAGGAAGTGTTGCTGCATATCCGATCAATGAAAATGTTACAAAAGGCATCCTTTCAGGATGTCCGTATGAACAGATTGTTCTTACTAATTGTTCTTCTGTTTCAATAATAGATCTTTGAATTTCTTCAAGAATAAATCTATCATCAGAAACAGTGGTATTAAATGTTCCTGACTGACCTCCTAAAATCCACAGGACACGGGCTGTTACTTTGTCTATATTTGCATTAGCCATTACTGTTTGACTATTGGTGCTCTACTATCAGTGTAAATCCTTGTTATTAAAGCAGCTACTATGAATTCAATAAAATCTCCAACAATAGTTTCCGGAATTTCTGGAATTGTTCTGGGAATTGCTACTGCCTGAAATTCTACTGGAAGATTTGCAAAAAATGTTATAGTATTATCTCCTCTAGTATTGATTACATTTCCATCTAAAAAAGCTACATTATTATATTCTGTATTGGAAGACCCTAATGGAAACATATGAAAATTATTCAAAAGAAAATAATTATTGGTCCAAAGCAGTTCAATTATCTGTCCAGAATAATTTACTTTTAATGGATAATCTTTTATAGACTCTAAGATTATTTTTGCCGTAGATCCATTTAAATAAGGAGTTAAATCTAATCTTCCAAAAATATCCAGATTAGTAGAAAAAGTTTTTCTTAAAGCATTTCTTACTTCCTTCTTTTGAGCTTGTAAAACCCACCGTGTCAAAGAAGGAGTAATTATAACTTTGATATTAGGGAATGTTACATCTACAGTTCCCTGAGACTTCTCTGTTACAGATGCTCTAACTATATGTAGAAATTCATTTTCTGTCATTACGGCTCTTTCTCAGTTGGAATATTTCCCGTTACATTATCATAATCAAGAAGATGTATTTCATCCCAAGACCTTCTAAGTCTTGGCTGGAAATTCCTATCAATGTTCTTAAATTTTCTAAACTCTTCCTGCCATTCCTGCAGCTGAAGACCAAGAGTCTGCTCAAACATATTTAAAGCATTGATAAAACCTTCCAGACTAAAACCAGGATAATCTGGTTGGTATGTCATTGTTTTTATCCTGATTACTTTTATTAAGAAAAATGCTGTTTTCTTTACCAAATAAACATTAAAATTTGGAGGAAATACTATTCCATCACCATAATTTATTGTTTCTAATTTTGGAATAGGGTCATAGTAAATCCTAAGTGTTCCATTTTTCCAATAATCCCAAGCAGTCCGTGCTTTAAGAGGAGTATCAAAGAAGCTGATTGCTCTAGCTCCTTCATATGTTGGTAATATACTAAGTGGAACTATCTCAACCTTTTTCGGAGTTGTAGTATTTTTTTCATTAAATTCAACAAAAGCTGGAATGAAATCACCTGTAACTCCAGGAATAGATGTTACAGTAAATTCACGGGTGGTTAAATTAACATCACTATATTTAACTGTTATATTAGTTGAGGAAATTCCTAGTTTTTGCATTTCTAGTGAATACACACTTAGGAATTCCCTCGCCACGTCGTGGTAAGAAAGTAAATTTGACGGTATAATACCGCCAAATTCCATCATTACTTGTGAAATATAATTAATTAAAGTAGCCATTTTAAATTAATGGTATCTAAAATTATTCCTCATTCATTCCCTTTTTATCCCGATGTTTAATTTTAGATACAACTTTCAGCTCCTCCTCAGCTGGAGCTTCTTCCTGTGTAACTTCTTCTTTAGCTTCTACTTTATCAGGTTCTTTTAATTTTTCTTCCAGAGTAAGTATTTTAGCTTGAAGACTTGAAATCATATTAAGAAGTTGTTCAGTGCTATTGTTTCCAATTTGTTTCAAAACATTAGCAATTTCAGCTCCTTCATTAACCGTAGTTTTATACTTAGGTCTTTCTGAGTGAGTATGATAAATAGCTTGTAAATCAGACTCATAGAAAGCACTTTTTCCAGATTTAGGATCATCAATTTCACGGATGGCTATATCAATTCTACGCTGAGCTTCCCGAATTGCATTCCTGAATCCACGTGCCATTTCTTCAATTGTTTTATCAATTACCCTCGTAGTCTCAGAATCAAAGTTATACTTCTCCAAAACCTCATAAACTTCATTGTCCAGATAATTTATCCAGCAAGTAATACATTTCTCTTTTAGTTCAACTGGATACTTTGAACATCTTTTATTTGGAGTAAGTATTTCAACAATTCTTTCAACAGTTTGTTCAGGCAAATTCCTGAGTTCAGACAAATAAATGAAATTTGAATTCTGAGATGCAATCAGATCTGTAACCTGATCATCAGGAAGCCGTTCATTCTCAGACAGAACTTTTCCAAATGGATCTGTCAATACTTCAGAAAGAAATGGTCTGAATGGAAATATTGTATTGGCTGGAATTGTCCAAACATAAAAATCTTTTGGAGATGTCGGATAATCCCAAATTGGAACAATTCCATATGCCGTATCTCTTCGACGTTCTCGAACTTTATAATTTTCAGTCCCTACTACTGCTAGACCCCTCATATATTTTTCCTATTGGTTTACTTATTTCTGCATTAAAGAATTTCTTATAAGATAATCCAAAAAATTGAACTACATTATCTGAAATTCTTTGTATCTGCTTTTCTTCAAATTCCCTCTCCCTTTGATGAAATTCTTTAATTCTTTGCTCTAAAGATTTTTTATCTAATTGGGAAAGCTGTAATCTTTTTCTACATTCTTCAATATCAGCCTGTCCTGGAGATCTTGCATTTCCGTTTTCATCTACAATTGAAAAACAATAAACATACATTCCATCTCTTGGAAATTCTCCTAAAACATCTATCAACTGATCTATACCATTCTTTTTCAAAAACTGAAATCTATTGTTATTCCAAACTTCTTCATTAATTTCTGTAGGACTTATGTATGTTTCAATTACCCAGCAAGGTCGTCCTATTTGACGAACTTCAACATTAGATGTAAATTCCACCTCGTCTTCTAACTCTTCATTCTTATCTTTTATTGCTTCTTCACGGGAGGGGTATCGTTTTATTTCATTTGAATTTTTATATTTCTTGAAATAATAAGTATCTACTACCGGAATAAAACAAGGGAAACCATTATTAGTGAGTAGATGTTTTACACGAAATTTCCCGCATCTAAATACCTGTTCTCTTTGACCATCTACTACTCTGAATAAAGGTTTCCCGTTAATATTACCAATTGATTTCAGTTCTTCCTCAAACCAATCTGGTTTTGGAGGAAGTTCAAAATAAAATTTGTCTTTTGGAATTCCTGCTATTTTTTCCATTATTTAAATCTAGCTCCAGAAACCTGGAGTAGAGCTCTTGTCCAGTTACCAAGTCCGGTAACAGTAATGTTTCCAGGACTGTTTATTGTAAATGATACATTCTGCAAAGATAACGTAGATTGGTCTGCTCCAGCATTATCCTTTAATACCATTGCAGTAATGGATGTTGGATAAAGAATGGAGTTTGTCGTTATCGTTCCAGAAGTATCCCCAGTCAACTTACTTACTATAACATCCTCAGAAAACTGGTTATTTAATCTATTTCCAGCGGACTGAGGAGTTTTAGTAGCAGCAGCTAAATCTGATGGAGCGCTCCTAAATACTACACTTAATGCCATAGTTCTCCTCTATATGAAGGGGGAATGGTTACCCCCTTCTATCTAATTATTAGACATTACCCGTTGCGTATCCAGCGACAGGCAGGTTATAAATCACGGCTTGGTTGCGGACATTTCGGCAAGCGATGTTGCAGTATCCAGCAAGAACAAAGCCAAGACCACCACTAATCCTACCTTGAGCATCAGATTTGTTGTAGAATTTGCTTCCGTGAATCTGAACTTCTCGGAAAGGATTATTACCCGTTCCTCTGGTTACCCTATACCAGTCAGACATCTTGAGAGCGTGAATCTTAGTATTGTCGTGATCCTTAGTTACTGTGAAACTATACCCATTGATTTGTTCGTTGTGAGCATAGCCCGTATCAATTTTTTCACTACCAAGCATTGTCATACCCAATCCAAGAGCCTGCTTGCGATAAGCTTCCCTTTGAGTTGGAGACCAGAAGAATTCGTGCATTCCCTGTCCGTTAAGTGAAAGAGCCACATCTTCCTCGATATAGTGAGCCATAGTTGAAAACATTGTTTCTACGGCAACCAAAATCGAGCCAGAAGAACCATCTACCTTAACAGATTTCAGTCCAGGATTAGATGTCCTTGACACGCCGAAGATTGAGCCAGAGTCATCTACCCAATAAGGCAGACCGTGAATACCCCTAGAAGCTGAACGTTCAGGAACAATAATATCTCCAACAACCGCATCTGACGGAGCATTAGAAGTAAAAGTAATAACACCGGTGCTTTTTACAACGGATGAAACAGTGAGAATACCCTCACCGCCAATTGTTCCGTTTCTTAGTGTTGTGCCAGTGCTGTTGTAAACTTGTATTTTCTTTCCTACTTTTACAAACTGAGCTCCCTTATTACCAAAAACAGTAGCAGAAGGAGCGGTTGTAAGAACCGTAGGTGTGCCGCCGTTGTAGTTGGCGGTAAGAACGGCAATAGCTCCCGTTCCGTCTCCCATCAAACAGGCACGGTTAATTTTCTTAAAACCTGCCATAATGGTAGCAGCCATTTCATCTACAACGGGATGGTAATATGCACTACCATCATCATTGTCAATAGCTTCCTGATCAATTTCACCCTGAGTTGAAACTGTCCTATAAGGAACTAGAAAAGTCGTGAATGTTGAGTTTCCTCCTTGAGCATAACCAGAGGTAGAACTAAACGGGGCATAGGACTCTGATTCATTATATCCTGTCCTAACTTTAATTTTACGTCCTACAGCATTGGAATCCTCTTCAGGAAGAGATTGCAGACGATTCCAAAAGCTGGCTGAGAATTCGTCAGTCTCCTGAATAGTAGCTTCCCAAACTGGGTCAAGAAGTTGACTCATTTGTGATAAGTCAAAAGGCATTGCTTGTTATTCCTCCAAATAATCTATTTTAATTGTTGTCTTAATTTTTCTGATACTGATTGATAAATCAGCCTTCTTCTATCAGAAGAGTTCATTTTATCTAACTCTTCTTTTGAATATGTGGTCGTTGCCGGAGTTCCTTTTTGAAGATTTGGAGCAGTTGAAGTATTCTTAAATTCATATTCATAACCTCTTACAAATATCTTGAATCGGTTACTTTCATCTGCAATAATCCTCTCAAGTTCCCTCGTTAAATCTGAAAGACCTCTGTTAACAGCAGCTTTGTAATTATAGGAATTTGTGAAACTTTCAATTTCCTTTCTAATTTTATCCACATCAAAGCCTCTTGGATTTGTAAGAAGATCTATAGATCTAAATACATCAGCAAGATATGGATTTTGTTCAGCATACTTGTTAACAAATTCCCCGATCCTCTCAATCATAGAAGCTTTATACTTGCTGATTGGTTCTGGATCTTGCTGGGATTCATTCAAATTATACTTCGTTAGCAGTGTATTGATTCGAGTGCTAACGTCTTCTTTTACCTTATCCACTACAGGCTGTAGAAGAGTTACTCTTGTTTGTTTTTCCTGAAATTCCTTTGCAGCTTTTACTTCATTGTATTGCTGCTCCATTTCCTTGCGGAGTTGCTCCATCTTTTTATAAGATTCATACTCAGCATCGGAAGAGAATTCCAAAAACATTTCAGGAGTAACAACCCCGCGTTTCAAAGCTTCAATAGCATTCAAAACATCACGGGCATTTACCTTTTGTCCGCCTTCTCCTGAACCAGCGATTCTGTCTATAATTACCTGAATGCTGTCAAGATTAGGTCGTCCGTCCGGAAGTTCCAGGAATTCCCAAGCAATATGATTTTTAATTTCATTTATCTTGGATGGAGGAATTATTTCTTCCAGTGCTCCTACAACTTCCTCCGGAGAGGCTACAACCGAAGAGAGCTTCATAAGTTTATCCTTCATTGTGGATAGAAGCTCTATTTCCGGATCAATTTGCTTTACAGATTCCTGTTCGGACTGCATTTGAAGTGGATTAGAAGTTTTTGTTTTTAATTCTTCTACCTCACTTTTAAGCCTCCCGATATATTTCTGAAATCTTTCAAGCTGTTTCCTATACCACTTAGGGCTGTTTGGATCAGCAATGAGACGTTCAATCTCACTTTCTGAAAGAGTTTCAGGATCAGGAACATCTGTAAAATTGGCTTCAGGATTTAAATCCCCCTGTCCCATATTTTGTTCTGGAGCTTCTTGGTCCAGTAATGAAACAGCGGAATTTTCTTTGGTTTCACCAACTCTAAAAGAATTTGCAATATCTTTTAATGTTGGTTTTTGTTCTGCCGTTACGCCAGTATTACTGGGAGCAGGTTCTGAAGCAGGCAGACCACCTTCAGTTCCCATCGTTTGTTCTAGATTATCCATATTATTTAGAGTGTGAATAGCAAGCAGCCACCTTTCAACTATCTCAGACCATAAGGTGGAAAAGTTTCTGAGATGATTTTCTACTTTGCTTTTAATTATAACATTTTATTATAAAAAAGTCAATAAGTATTATTTATTTCTATTGTTCTTGAGGAGGTTGGGCTTGTTCATTTTGCATATTTGCAGCCGCTGCTTGAGTTGCCATACCTAAAGCTTGCTGCATTTGCATTACTCCCTGAACTTTCATCATTGCCTGAGCAGCCGCTGCTTTGTGTGCTCCAATCATCATCTCACAAAAATCCAACAGCATTTTGGGATATTCTCTTACTGAAGCTTTGTAACTTCTATACTTTTCTGCCCAGAATGAAATCATAATGTCGTGATCTTCAGCATCCTCATTTATTTTCATTAATGGCATTTCCAGTATAGACATTAACACGGGATTGGTTATTGGAATTCCCTGTTCATTTGTTAATCTTTCTCCAGTTTCTGGATCAAACAAAGCTTCTTCTCCTTGTATATAACTTTTAACTGCCTCTTCATTTTCAGACAATTCTTTAATAACTTGAAGTCTTTTATTTGCTAATTTAATATTCATCTGGTAATCCTGATAATCAAAATCAGTCAGACCAGACTGTCTAAGAAGTTTATACCGAACCTTTGGAGTAAGCTGAACAAATCCAGCAGCAATATCTTGCCGTAATCTGGATTGTCTCATAGCCTTACTTTCTGGAATTTCTGTTCCTTCTACAATTTCAATATCAATATATTCATCAATATCATTCTTTAAGAAGGATTCAATCTCATCATCAAGCCAGCTATCATCATACATCCCTGAAAATTTCCGTATAATTTCGGGAGTATAGTATTTTTGAATCAGTCTAAGCTGGTCTTTCAGCCAGCCTATTTTCATATATCCTTCACTTTTCTTAGGAGGAATCATCAAACCGCTTGCCCTGTCAGCAACAAGCATCTGTCCCCGTGCGGTATCAACATTCCTATCTCCAGCTCCAAGAAGAACATCTGGAATACCCATAATCTTCTGCATTGTTCCTACTTGAGATTGGAGAAAGGCCAGTGAAGCTCCATTTAATCCTTTTACTTCAATGGGGAAGACAAAATCACTTACTCTATTTCCTCCCAAAGCAAAGTCTGGTTTCAAAGGAATATTTGTATTAGCTCCTTCAAGGAAAGCTCCATCAATTGCTTCCGGAGCATAAATTACTGAACCACGCAAACTTCGTGATTCTCCTTCCATTACAATGTTATCTATTTGATTTATCTTCTTTTGAATAGCCAAACCAGCCCGTGCCCCTAATCCATAAATACTATTGGCATCAGGAATCCACCTTGCAGTTTTAATTACCTTCTTTTTGTCCTCATTTCCTATATAAATAATTTCATTTCCAACTGTCAGAAAAACAAGACCTTCGGGACAAACTTCTGCAAGACTTTGACCAGCTTTAATTTCAAAGTCTCCAACTTTAAAATCAGTTGGGCTTATGTAATCGTGGTATTCATATCTTTCTACCCAATTATGTTTTACTTCATAGAGATTTCTCTCCATTGAATTTGAAGGATAAGAACCATAAGTCCCTCCCTTTTTGTAAGCCATTTTAAGTCTGGTAGGATATGACCACAAGGAAAACTTATCTAGTTTCAAATGTGGGAAAAGAGATTGAAGCTTGCCTTTTGATACCAGATACCTCCATTGAATCCAAGAAGCTGAATCCAAATCACTGGTCCCAGACAAATCATCAACACTTACATCTAAAGCATCTGCAATAATTGTTTTTATAGAGCCTATTTTAATTTCTTTCTGTCCAACAACTTTCTGAATTTCTATTAGTCCTGGTTCTAATGACTGTTCTACATTTGGGCTTCCGCATTCTGGACAGGTTTCTGAGTTTTCTTCCATCATTTCTGGATTACCTTCAAGCTCAGAAGCCTCTTCTTCATCCAGCGGATGTGCTGCATTTATTTTTGGAATGTCAGTCATCTCCATTTCCGGAGATTCCTGCTTTTGAAAAACATATCCACAATCTTTACATACCATTTCAGCAGGAACTTCTACTTCCTCTGTTTCAAATATTGGAAGATATATTTTATGGCTTGGATCTGACTGATCATAAACTGAAATGCAGAATGCATTTAATTTAAGGATCATTCCAAAGAAAATATCAGATTCAAAAGATTCCCACTTCCTGTTTAATACTTCATAAATCCCACGACAAATCTTTTCCATTGCACGGGCTTCAAAGTTATCTGACTTTGCTGTTATCTCTAATGATAATTCTGCCTGAAGAAATGCAGCATAAGCCCCATTAATAAGTGCCTGGAAAATATTTGTCCCGTGAAGATTTGCAAATTTTGGAGATTCTGCCCAGACTCCATTGTGCCAAAAACCGAATAAATCAGAAGGAGTCATTCCTCTGTATCTTCTGCACATTTGAATAATAGTTTCATAACGTGATTTAGATTCAGAGGATTCAACTTGTTGATTAATTCCATTTAAATAATTAAGAAGGAATTTATCTAAAGTAAGTTTATTCGGTGTCGGCGATAACATCGTATCCATTCAATCTTTTTACCTCTTTTTCAGCATTCTCTTTAGCATCTTCTACAGCCTGAAGATAGGAATCTACTTCTTCACTTTTATTTTTACTTTTAACAAATTCCTGAACCTGTTCTTCAATATTTAAATTATTATCTCCTAAAAGAGAGTGTCTCCTTTTGTAAATTAATGAATCAATCAGTTTAATAATCAATTCATTTTTTTCTTTGAGTTCTTTTTGAAGTCTTTCTATTTCGTCGTATAGAATTTTTCTTGTTGTTATAATCATTAGTATCCACAAACCCCACTACTCGTTTTTCTTTGACTCTCCTCTTTGACTCATTGATGCTGTATATTGATCCTAAAAGAATCGGGAATAATTCAAATTCAACGTCTTCATCCAACTCTACCCTATATTCATCCAATCCGGACATATCTTATTATTCTCCTCTAACTCTTCTTTTACCTTTTCCTGAAAAATATTTCTCATTGTAAACAGATGGGATTTATAATTATCATCCTGAACTGCAATAAGTTTGTTCACGGGGAACTCTTTATCTACTTTTTCTTTAACAAGTTCTTCAATAGTTTTAGGAGTTACAGTTGGAAAATAAACAGCAGCTGCATATCGCATTGTATCAACAGCATCATTAAATAATGCATATGGAATTAATTTCATTGAAGGATTGCCTGATTTTGGTATGTTCCAATGATATGCAACAATCTCTTCTCTCCATCTTGCTAATCCGGCATCTGTCTTAGGAGTAACTAATTCATTGTCATCTACTATTAAAAATAATTTTGGATGTCCATAAAGTCCTGACTTAAATGGATGCGGCTTATCTTTATCCCGCAGCATAAAAGCATCTTTCAATTGTTCTATCCCATTTGTTCTTCCGGCTTTCCAGGAACTAAATGGAAGATTATGATATTTCCTATATTCTTCACGGGCTGCTGCGGCTTCGTGAGACATCTGCCAAATTGAAGCCTGTCCAATTTCTGGACCCATTATCTGTTTTATTTTCTTTCCTACTTCTGAAGCTATTGCCGGATATATCATTAATCCACGATATAAATAAACTGTTCCTTTTAAATCTACTCCATTAACTGTTGGGGAATTTTCTGCTGCAGTTGCAAACCAGCTAGTAACGCAGGGGTGATCTTTATTTGTTCCGAAGTCCTGGAAAACTCCTACTTTCCAATGAGATGGAATTTTATTTTCAGATAAACCAAAAACTCTTTTAAACTGACTCCAGCTGATAACACAATGAAGATCGCTGTAGGTATAGAGAATATCCCCCCGTGCCTGAATATTCCAGTCTCCCCGAAGATATTGCATTCTTGTAACATCATCGAGTTGGCTTAATGCCATATAGTAACTTTCCTTATCAATGTAAGGATTATCATCTAAAACAGCTGGAATAAATATCCTGGTAAAGTTACCATGAGTTTTTAAAAATATATTCTGATCTTTTACTTTATCTGGTGTGAAATCTTCTGGAATAAATCTTTCATATACCCACTTACCACCAGAGCCTCCTGGATTGGATGCACTATAAATTCTCAAAGGAACATTCAAATTTTTCTTTCTACGGACACGGGAGAATAGATATAGATATTGGCTTTCAGTAAACTGGGTTAATTCATCAAATCCAACAAACTGATACTCACCACCCTGATAATTATATTTATCAATCTCTGAAGAAAGATGTCCAAATCTTAGTGTTGCTCCGCTTGGAAATGTCCAGGTTTTATAATCTCCATTCCACTTAGCATCTGTGTCTGACAGCCACTTAAATGCAAGAGACATCAAACCACCTTCCTGAACCAGGTCCGGATAATTCTTTCTTAGAAGGAGTGCTGAATAATCTTTTATATGAACATACTTCAGAGCTGCCATTAACAATGCTACTGTCTTAGCACCGCCAGCTGCTCCACCATACAGGCATTCAATTATTTCCTGATTTGTAAATGTTGGATCTTCATCAAGATTTAGAAATATTTCCTGTTTATAATGAGGTTTAAACTTAATGTAAGTTTCTGATATTCTAGCCCCTTCAGCAATTTTATCTGCTACAAAGCTTCTTGATAAAGCAAATAATCTGTCTTTTGAAATAGGCATAGAATAATTATTTTTGTTCTTTTACTACAGACCCTTTAAAATATCCTCCGCAAGTTTTACATTGATAACGATTGTAAATATTCATTGCTGTATATCTATATCCACGACGGATTACATCAATACTTCCACATCTGGAACAAGTAGGTCTTTGTGATTTAATTCCTAAATTAATATGTCCTGTTGACCATTTTCTAACAAGGAAATAAAGCCGTGTCGTTATATCAACATCCTGTTTATTATATTTAATAATCCTTTTCCACAGGTATGATTTGGGATTGTCTAAACATTCAAGATACTGATCTAACGAAAGATTTATTCCTTTTTCTCCTATTCCAAAATATCTACAAACATTTTCAAGAGAATATGATGGAAAATAAAATAATTTCTTTACTTTCCTATGCAAGTCATAACTAACAAAATCAATAGGATCTAAATTAAACTTGGCGAATTCCCTTTGAATAAATGGAATATCAAATCTTGAAGAATAATATCCTACTATGCAATCCGCACTGCTTAGAATTTTGTGAATATCTTCAATAAAATTTTTATATGATTTGTATTCTTTACAGGTAATACATTTAGTTTTTTCTATTTTATTTCCATCTATAATTTTATATGAAAAAGAAACAATAGAATTATAATTTAAAATTTTTAAAATCTTAGCATCATAGAATTTATGAGAATATCCAATAAAAGGAATAGTCTCAATGTCTATGACTATCGTCTTTATTTTTATTTGCATTATAGAATTTTTTGTGTAGATACAAATCTATTAATTTCCCAGATACCATTAAAATAAATGATGCAAATAATCCTATAAAAATAGACACTATCTCTGGTGAAACATATAAATAAGCCGCAATCCAAGTAGGGATAGAAGCAAGCATTCCAATAAGAATATTCACAAAATCATTATCGTGCCCTATCTGCATTTCGTTTTCTTTACTATTCCAAATAGATAACTTGTTTTGTCGCATTTTAATTTAATTAATTCGTTGATTTTGTTATCCTGGAATTTAATTGTATCCTCCATAGTTTTAATTACTTGCTCTTGTTTCTGTATAAATTCCTTTAACAAATCCACTTGTTCTTCAAGAAGTTTAATTTGTTCACGGGAGATTTTTACTTCTGTAAAAGCTTTTATTGAAGACTCATAATATTCTTTCGGTAATGATACAGTTTCCTGTGCCTTTATATTCAACGGAGCGTTTAATATAAAAATTATAATAAACGTAACATTGAATAAGATAAAGAAAATTTTAAGAAGTATTTTATTTTTATATTCCTTATTCATCATTTCTCATTCATCATTTCTCATTCATCATTTCAAACATCCTTTATCTTCAGGATATACTTCGCATCTAAGTCTGTTAGCTTCATCAAAAGAAATATTTGTATTTACAGTTTTGTTTAGATTTTTAATTTCTTCTTTTTTCTGTTTTACTTTAGGATCAATTTTAATAATCTGATCTCTTTTAATTTTCATTTCTTCTTTAATCGTTTGAGTATTGATATTTGAATTAGATATTTGTTTATCTAACTCATTCAATTTTTTCTGTTGTTTATTGTAAATATAATTGTCATATGCGGTTGTAATAATTTTTGCTGTTATAAAAGCCACTAAAATTACTATAACAATAATAAATTTTGTTTTATGCTTAAGTAAAAAATTTTTTACTCTTTTAAGAAATACTAAAAAAGTAAACATTAACTATTAACCTCTTCATTTATAATATTCCAATCAACAATAATGCTTCCAAGAAACTTTCCTTTAAGAACTTCAACTGCAAATTCTTCAGCTTCTTCCGGATCTTCACAGAAGAAAATCATTATTGTTTTACAATTTCCAAATTTTATCTCAGCTGCGTAGGTAGAAAATCCCTCAGCAATAAGATCATCAATGTAATCTTCAATCATTTTTAAATATAGCTAAAAATCTTTCCGTAGCTCTCTTCTTTGAAAAATGTAGGAAAAGAAGTCCTATTCCTATCAGAAATGCTGCAATTAAAATTTCTCTGTAATTATCCTGAAGAACTCCAAATATAAGAAGAAGGAATCCTATTAATTTAGTTGTTAGTGCGGAAAAAAGTGATGATCTGGAAACTCTTGTTTCTACATTGTAGATATTATCTAAAGCATTAGAAATATGTGTTGTTACTTTCTCAATATTAATTTTATCTTTCTCAATAACATTTTCATTCTGTATTTCTTTTTGTTCAGATAATACCACCTCATCTTTAATTTCCTCTTTTACTTCCTGTTTGACTTGTTCTGTTGGCTGTTCAATGTTTTTAACTGGTGTGAGGAATAATTTTTTTTCAGCTTCCCTTCTCCTAATTAATCCTCTTTCAGGAACTTTCTTACCTCCTTTAGTAACATTTCTATAAAGGAGGAGGGATCTCATTGCTTTATCAAAATCTTTATTATTAAGGTGGGTAAGAACTGAGGAGTTTTTGAATTTTGTTTTGCCCATATTAAAAACAAATGAAACTATTGCATCAAATTGATTTTGATTTAATTGAACTTTAACCAATTCATTTACTTCATCTTCAACTTTTTTAAGATCTTCTGCAAATAAATCATTGACTTCTTTATCCGTGATTACTCTTCCAATAAGATGTTTTTCATTATCTTTAATAAGATGTCCATATCCTATGGTCCAAAAACCAGCTGAATCTTTATATGCCTTTAAAGATTTACCTTCAAATTCTTTGATTAATTGTTTTCCTCTTTCTGATGTTCTCATTTTTATTTTCATCATTCATCCTTCATCATTCATCATTTCTCATTCTATATTCTATATTCTTTATTCTATATTTGTTATTTCCTTCAACGGTTTATTTTCATATTTACTATATTTTGGAAACCATTTATTTTCAGGAAGATTTGAAATTCGTCTTAACTCATCAAATAAGATCTTATAAAAGTAATCATAATGTTCAAAATTTTGAGGATATATATGACTGAGTAAATATATATGTCGGAAATAATTAAGCCAAACAAGTGTCTTACCTTCATAAAGTTGTATTCGTATATTTGGATTATTTTGTGGGATTTGATATTGATCTTTTGGCAATTCTCTTATTTGTTTTAATATACTTTTCTGAAGTTCCCTTCGTTTTTTTCTTCCTTTTATATGATCAAAGAATAAATAAAATCCTATTCCTATTCCTGGAATCAAAGATATGAAGGCATACTTTGGGACCATCCAATAAAATCCAAAGAACATTCCTGATAAAAGTAATTGGACAATAAGAGCTTTTTTAAAATCCAGGAATCCTAGTTTATTTCTGAAAAATTTATTTCCTTCCCTAAAATCATACAAAATGAATTCGCGGGAGAATTTAAAGTCATAAATTTTCAGAAATATCCATACTGCTAAAAGTATAAAAAATAAACTTTCCATTGTTTTATTGATTTTATTTGGGTTTTTAAGAAAAAATTGTTTTTATTTACCAATTCTTAATTGAATTATAACATTTTTTTATAGATAAGTCAATAAACAAATAAAAAATGATGAATGAGAAATGATAAATGATGAATAAAGAATACAGAATATAGAATAAATGGTGGGGAATATAGAATTTAGGGATGGAGTTAAGGATTTTCTGAAGAACAAGTTATTAAAGTTGTTCAAGTATAGCCTCTACACAACACTCCACAGGTATTTTAGCCTGTAAAATTGGGAAAAATCCTTAATTTTGGCTATTTTTAGGGGAATTTATCCATTTTTTTGGATTTTTATCCATTTTTTTGGATATTTTCTGTCATTTTTGGAGTGAAAAATGAAATGAAAAGGGCACAAGTTGTCTGGATTTTTTGATGAAAAAAAGTGAGACTGTAAATTCTTTAAAATCAATGAGTTACAGAGGCTAAAAAAATGACTTGACAAAGTTAAAAAAATGTATTATAATATGTTATTAACAGCAGGGGGTTAACAGTATATCTGATTTCCAAGCAATTTTCAGATGATTATACTGAACAGTCGTTCACTTATTTTTGGACGGCGGAGATTGAATATAAAATATAGAATATAGAATATAGAATGTTGAATTAAGTGATCCGCTGAATTAAAAATTTAAATTCAGTGTTCTTTTGTAACTAACCTCCCGCTGCGGCGTGGTCCCCACAAACCAAAGCCGCAGCGGGAGGTCTTTTAATTTAAAATCTATTAAATAAATTATGATAGGTTATTTTTCACGGGGAATTTTTTGTTCAGTTGAATACCACTAAAAGAATTATATTAAAGTTTATGGGGAACTTATACTACTACTCCTTAGTTGAATAATCTGTTTCTTCCTCAGTTTCCAGCACGTTTAACTCACCTTTTTCTATTTTTTCCGCAATTAATTTCTGCTGTTCACGGGTAAGAATGGGTTTAAGATCCGCTTCACGGAAGGCTTCTAAGGCTTCTCCAAAGGAATATTCCTGCAAAAGTAACTGGAAAAATTCCACCGCATATGTTTCTGTGCTATTTGTTGAAATAATTGAAGTTGGAGATTTTTCTTCCAGACGATAAATTGTATCTGAAAGCTTTCCCATAGCAGCAATTCCACTTAAATATTTTGGATGATCCGCCTCTTCAATTAAAGTTTTGCCTCGCTCAAGAGCTGTAACTGTTGTATCTAAAGCTATTTCCTTGAGTTTCTCTTTCTTTTTCCGATAAATTTTTCTGGCTTCTGGGTTCATATTTTTATAATTTGCATTTTTTACATAGGAAACACTGGTCCCATACTTCAGGGCAATGGTTTCATATGTCTCTCCTGTAATTTCTCGTATCTCCTTTTCTATCAATACATTAGCAGTTTTAGATGGTGTTATATCAAAATTACTTTTCATAAAGCTCCTTTTATGTATATTATAACATTTTTTTATGAAAATTACAAAAACTATTAATTATTTTTTATAGAATCCGTAGGGTAGTGTTTATGTAAATGTTGAAAATAAAGGGGATTTTGCTTTAGGGGAGGGTTTGTTTAATTTAAATTTGGTGTTTATAGCAACACCCCACACAAGCAGCCCCCGTGCCCCATAGGGAGTCAACCCCTTTTTGCCTGCAACCCGTTTCTGAAACAGCGTTTCACTGCTGAAACATCGGCGGTGGTTTTGGTGGTAAAAAAAATTTTGCGGTTGGTGCATTTTTTTCTTGACAAGGTGGTCAAACTTGTGTATGCTTATACTTAACACGGCAAGTCCGTGAATTTTGACAAAAAAAGAGGACAAAAACTATGAAACAGCAAAAAACATTTGGCAAACTTTCGTTCAATGAAACAAAAATTAAGCGAATACTCTACTACTGCGGAAGTAGAGTAGCAGAATTGGACAAAAAAACAGGCGAAATTAGCACTTACTATCTGCTAAAATCTGTTTCAGTCCAAGATTTTTGGCAAAAATACGTAACAGAAGCCAAAAACGATAAAACAATTTCAGCCAATGAATTACAGGCTGAATTAGATTTTATCACTGACTTCTGCTTCGGCAAGTAAAACGGAGGGTAAAACTATGAAAATCGAAATTTACACAATAGAGCAAACCGAAAAGGATAGAATTCTCAAACGTAACGGCGAAAAAATCGCAAAGGCATATTTGCCCGAAGACGATATGTTTGAAACCGTCTATCTCTATCCAGCAAATAGCAATCTTTTGCCGTCTGAACTTTGGCAAAAACTATTGAATGTTTCAATCGATTGCTGGTCAAAAGTCAAACAGGACAAATATCTAACGCAAACGCAAAAAGACTTGTTAAGGTTACAGGCAATCTATGAAACAGCAGTTTTTTACCGGTTCTGTTTCAATAAAGATCTAGACTATAACTACTTGCAAACATTGATTAACTAGCAAGTCTCAATCATTGCTCAAACTTTAATGACCGCATTCGCGGTCTTTTTTTATTTAAGATAAAGCCCGAGCCGAATCAAAGCCCGAGCCGAGCCAGATCCGAGCCGAATCAAAGCCCGAGCCGAGCCAGATCCGAGCCGAATCAAACTCGAGCCGAATCAAAGCCCGAGCCGAATCAAAGCCCGAGCCGAATCAAAGCCCGAGCCGAGCCAGATCCGAGCCGAATCAAACTCGAGCCGAATCA